ATGTAGCTGCATGTTGACCTATACATCCACAATTTGTACCTACTTGCCTGACTGAAAAAGTAAATGGTGGACCTACAAACTGAACTACGTACGCAGCTAGATCGGTGATTACAAAAACATAATCTTTACCTTGAATGGCTGCTCTTATTTCGTTACCAGTATCCAATCTAAAAGTTCCTGCTGTGTTAGTAGCGGTGGGAGCATAAGTATTTAAATCTTCTTGATTAGAAAATCTTACAAACATAGGATCTTGCGTAGGGGTGTTACCAATAGTGGTTTCCGTTCCAAAGTGAAATAAATGCCTGTCTCTGTCAGATACTAATGTAAATCTAGTGGCAGTGGGATTATTGGTGGTTTGAAAGTTTGAAGTTGTTTTAGATGCTCTAATAGTCCGAGCATTTGATGCTCCAGCGTCCCATGTAAAAGTTTCGCCGTTAAATATTGTTGCAACTAAAACTTCACCAAAATTATCAAGACTCCAATTCCCTGAATCTAAAACCACAGAACTTGATGCTCTGGCTGTTCCCCAAGTGGACGTATTCCATGTGGATGTACCCCATCCATACCCAGTCGTTTGTGTGGTTGGCCCTACAACGACGTATGGATTAACGGTTGCAGCTCCAGCGGCAGTCATTCCAGAACCTGTTTCAACACTAGCTGCCTGTATTGTAAATTTATCAATATCAGGGACAGTTAGTATTTCATAAGTTTTTTGTAAATCTGCAGCTGTAAATGCACTGGCTCCAGTTACTGTTACAGCAGATAAAGTAATATATCTTCCTACTGCTAATCCATGAGATCCTTTATTAATTGTAACAACGTTTGAGTTATTAACAGTGGTAATGGTGCATCCTGTAATCGCTGTATCTAACGGACTAATGTCATAAAAATCATTTCCGTAATATAAAAATAAACCCTGTGATGTTCCAATGGCTGCATATTTTTCACCAGCAAAACTAGAAAAAGCTACTTGTGCTCTACCAGCACCTGGAAGAGTTTTGTTACCTGCGGTTAGCTGAAGCCATCCACCTATTTTTTCTGGTAAACCATATCTAAATCTGACAAAATCACCGTCTGTCCATTGACCTTCAGCCCCTGATTCCGTGTCTTGTTTGTTAAAACCAGCCTTGAAATTTAATTTTTGTAGCATATAATGGGTTATATAACACTTTTTTAAAGAATGAAAGTAACATAATTATGGACCATTTAGAGGCTATTGTTTCATTAAACAATATAATAAATCCTGATTTTTCGAAAAAAATAATTTCGTTTACAGATAAAAAAGCAAAGAAAAATCTCACAGTTGGTTCAGATCAAGGTGGTGAGGTAGTAGATAAAAAAATGAGAAACGTAAAGGGATATCAATTAGATTTTGATACTCCTAGAAATAAGTTTTATTGGGACTTAATAAAAAAAGAAATAGAGAGGCTATATATTTATTACAAAGTAAAATTTCCAAAAATGAGTAGTAGTAAAATAAATCAAATTGATGTATTAAAATACGAGGTGGGTGGAAAATATGAAACACACATTGATCATTTTAGCACGACACCTAGATGTTTAAGTGTTATCATAAACTTAAATGATAATTATAAAGGAGGAAATTTAGTGTTTACAGATCAAAAAGAGATAGAAGTTAAAAGAATAAAACTACAAAAAAACTCTATTGTTTTTTTTCCAAGTAATTTTTTATATCCTCACACAATTGAACCAATATTAAAAGGAACAAGGTACAGTATCGTAGCATGGCTGCAGTAAAAGACGTAAATATAGAAAATTTTATTGGTGTATATGATAATTATATAACTGAAAATGAATGTGATAAAGCTATCAGTTTATTTGAGGATCAACACAAATTTAATAAAACCATAGATAGAATGCTAATCCAAAACCAACCAATAACAGAAATGCAAGATCAACAATTTTTTGCTGGAGGTTATAATATAAAATTTTGGTATGAAGAACTAAAACCCTTAATACTTAATTTTGATTTAGCGTGGCAGCATTATAATAAAAAAAGTGGAGCTACCGCAGCTTATGATCAAGAGAAATTTTTTTATACTACAGTAAAAATTCAAAGGACTTTACCCACAGAAGGGTATCACGTTTGGCATATAGAACATAATCGGGGTTATGAAAATGAATGCAGGGCTTTTGTTTATACTATATATTTAAACGATGTTGAAGAAGGTGGTGAAACAGAGTTCTTACATTTTTCGAAAAGAGTAAAACCTAAAAAAGGTAGGATAGTTATTTGGCCAGCGGCTTTTCCTTATGTGCATCGAGGTAATCCACCCTTGTCTGGTAAAAAATATATTTTAACTTCTTGGCTTTTACTCAGATGAGTAAGAAGTAGGTCTTGAACCTTTTTCAGCTTCATCTCTTTCGTCAGCATCCCAATCAGATTGTAAAACAGATAAATGATGTGCATCCCATCTAGTAATAAAATCTTGAAAATCACCTAAGTTGGCGTCTTCCCAAGTAGAATGAGGAGTACCATCTCTATATTCAACCGTATCTGTTGGATTAGACGTTCCATATTGAATAGCCCAGATGTTAGAAAATTTTGAATCAGACCAAAAAGCATCGTCGTTAATTACGTATCCAGCGCCTTCATCAGCACCTTCTGCGTAGTTTTTAATAATACATTTGTCTTCAAATACTACTGTCCAATTTGCGTTAGTTGCCATTTTTTCTCCTATGTCTTAATTATGTAAATAATTGTTAAATAAGGTTGAACAACTGAAGTTGCGGTGCCTGAAAAAGTACTGCTAGCAGTCCCTGAAAAAGTTGCACTCATATTGTGAGAGTGACCTGTCCCTGACCCTGTGTTAGTAGTACTTCTACTTGATGGGTTTCCTGTTGAAGGAGATGTTATGTTACTTCCAGGGTTAGTCGGAGATACCGTCGGTACACTGTGGCTGTGTGAAGCCAGTTGACCTGTTGATAAAGTAGCGTTAGCTGTCGAACCACCCACGGTTCCTGAAATATTGGTGCTTACAGATCCACCAGCTGCCACTGTGTTTGCTCCACCCGTTGATGCTAAAGCTTTAGTTCCAGATTTACCCATTGCAACGTTGTCTTGCAAATCAGGTAAATTAAATGTTGATGCACCATCTCCAGCTCCGTAAGTTGTTCCTATGATTGCAAATAGTGCAGAATAAGTTGATCTTGAAACAGCTGCGCCATTACACTCTAAGAAACCTGTTGGCACTGAAGAAGAAGACCATGGCACAATAGTTGCTGTAGGAATTCCTTCGATACCTGTAAGGTTTGCTCCATCGAAATCGTATCTTGTTGCTTCGTAATTTGACATCTATTATTTCTCCTTATACGTCCAACCTGTTGTTGCATCTCCTGAGAAGACTAATCCAAAGGCTGCACCTTGTGTGTTTACAACAAGATCTGATGCTGCATTTGCTATATTAGAAGAGTTTCTACCAACAGTCAATGCGTTACTATTAAAGTCATAACCTTGATCTACAAAGTGGACCTCATCCCCTGTAGCAGGCGATGCTGGGAGAGTAATCGTTACTCCTCCACCATTTGTATTTACTAAAAGTTTAGCACCTGCTTGAACTGTTTCAGCTGCAGATACTACTCTCCACTTTCTATATTCGTTTACTTTTTCAATATTAGTCCCATCCGAATATAAGTTGTAACAATTACCTTCACATAAAAGAACACCCGTTCCAGACGCTGTTTTAAAAGTTAAAGTATTTCCTGCGTGATCACACGCATCTTGAACTAAAAAAGTTTTTTCTATTGAATCTGGTATACTAACTGTTCTATTTGCTGCAAGAGTCCCTGTTAATTTAATAACTATATTTTTACCATTTGATAATGCACCATTAGAAAATGTTAAAGTTCTATTAGCGTTGGTTACGTTAAAAGTTGTAAAGCCACCAATCGCTTGTTCTAAAATTAATAAATTAGTATTTGTAATTTGTCCCCAAGTTCCTGAATTTTCACCAGTTGCTTGAACTGTAAGTTTTAGGTTAGCAGATGTTGAATTCGCCATATTTTGTTCCTTATGTATTCATTTTATTAAAATAATGAGTTTGTGTCAAACTCTTTATGCAGCCACCTCTCGCCAGCCTGGAGGATCTATAGGCGCTGAACCTGTATCAACTTCGTTCCAGATTAAAGCATTACCATTTCCTTGAGCCATAGTCAACTCTAAACCAGTCACTGAAATATCTACGTGAATAACAGCTGTCACACTAGCTAATTGAGCATTCATAGATATGCCTGTTACATCCACTTCTTGACTTGGAACCGCTGTAACACTAGCTAAAGTAGCAGTCATTGGAAGCCCACTTGGGTCTGCTCCTGCTCCAGCTAAACCAGCAGCACTACCTAAATTTGCAACCATTGCTTGACCAATGATCATTGCATCAGGCGCTGGATCTACATTACCAAGAGTTACTTGAGCTACGTTTAGAGTATTTAATTGTAAATTTGCATCACCTTTGACAGCTTGTGGTGCACTCACCGCCGCGGTCATAGCTATTCCAGTTACAGCTGCCGTAGCAAACTGACCTTCAACTCCCCATGCATTTACGTTCCATTGTTGTCTGCCCCAACCTGTTTGGTTAAACGCTTGAACAGTTCCAAGTCCCATGGACATTGCAATACCTGTAGCCATTGCATCTGGTCCTGCATCAGCAACTCCTAATGCACTTGTTAAAGGAAGACCAGTTGGAAATACTTTTGTTTGAATATCGATGTTAGTGGTAGTTCCAAGACTAGCGGTCATTAATTGACCGTTGTTTGTTGAAGTGGTGGCAGTTACATCAATATGAATTGTTGGGCTACCTAAAGCCCCTGTTATAGGAAGACCTGTGGGGAGAACGTTACCAGCAATGTTCCAAGCAAAATCACCCCAGTTGGCTCTACCCCAACCTACATTAATCTCACCAACAGTTGACTCATCCCCTAAAGTTGCAGTAAGGGCAATACCCGTAACCGTAAAGCTCGGATTTGCTAAATCATTCCATTGGTTTTGGCCCCAAAAGCCAACATTCCAAGTTCCTGATCCACTCATAGGAGTTTACCCCCTACGATTAACCAGAGATCCTTAGAATCGCTGCTGTTGAAGTCTGTGCTGGAAACTGAATTGTAAATACGCCTGAAGTAGCTGTTTTATCTCCACCGAAATCTAAAACACATACAGATGCGTTTGTTACCGCAGATGATGTATTATAGATTAACGCTCCTCTTGCAGTTATAGTAACTCCAGTAAAGGATCTATCTGCAAAGTCCACTCTTGCTACACCAGCTGTTATTGAAGTTGCTAAGTTTACAAGTGCCCCTCCACCAGAAGTGTATTGACCACTGTTACCAACTTCTTGCGTAGTTGTAAATGAAGTTGTCGCTGAGTTTAGAGTTGCTGAAGAAGTATAAAGAGCTATCTTAAATTTGTCACCACTTGAGTTTGAAAAATTAGCATCACCCTCTAGTAGTTGTTTTTTAAACGAATTACAAATTGCTTGTGTTATTGCCATGTTTATCTCCTATTTACCTATACGAGGAACACCACTTTGATATTCATCTCGTCTTCTTCT